GTCTAGTACATCAAAGTCTATTTCTTCCCATCCGTAATAGTCCCAGTCACTCACCGCATTGCGACTGTACGATCCTTCGACCGCCGAAATGCGGGCGTACACAAGGCACGGAATACCTGCGATCTGCGTTTTAATTTCCATCTCAGTCCCCTAGTAAATTTCCGATATTCGTTCGATAGGTCGGCTCGATCAACGGCTTAATTTCTGGCGGTATCTTAGGCAGCGGAAACCACCCGACGTACCAGTTGTCCTTCCCGTCGAAATAGCCCGTCTGAGCGATCCCGGCCTTATTCAGCAACAACACCTTAGGCCCGGTAGGACAGCCAGCCATAGGACGCCAGAGCAAGTCAGGATCGGTAACTGCGGTCGGTTTTTCCATCACCACGCCCCAAACCAGATGCCGGTGCCGTGTATCCACGCAATCGGGACAAAGAGCGCACCGGCGATCAAAAAGCCCCACGAGCCGTCCTGAAGGCAGACGACGATGTGCGTCAGCCACGCCGACACGATCCACGCTAGCAGCGCGTAATTCATTCGAGCTCTTTCAGAACGTAGGGCCAGAGCCGGACGATCTCCATGCTGCCCTTCCAGTCCTTTAGTTTCCGGGCGATCAGATTGACCGCAAGCCGGTGATCTAGCTCCTCATCCGTCAGCGCACGCAGCTCGACGACCGATCGCACGCCGATCCGAGAATAGACCCGCGTCAGCATCACGTTTACCGTGCTCGGCGAGATGGCGAACTGCTCCGCCACTTGTACCGCCGTCATACCGGACCGAATCATCCGCACCGTTTCTGCCATCCTTGGACCCATGCCAAACCTTTCAAAAGCCAGTCAAACACCGCCGGAACACAATACGCCGTTTATTACCTTAGCGACTGAAGTTATCAACAGTAAGTGACCGGAGAGTCATCAAAAAGCGTGCCAGAATGAACAGACCCAAGCCTGACACGTTTAGACACGCTAAACCATCCTCGAATCATATCGTTATTTACAGGGCCGGTAAATACTGGCGAATACTATCGGATCATCACCACCGATAGCGTCCACCTATCTCTATGTCGTCGAAATAGTCCTCGATCGCCCTTCTCGCTTTCACGCGCTCGACCTTTGCTTTCTTCGGCTTTTCGACCTTGGGCGGCTCGACCTTGGGTGCTGGTGCTAGCACGCGAGTTTCAACGGTAGAGAACCGCGTGCCGCAGCTCACGCATAAGCGGCGACGCCTCAGCCCAGCATCAATCTTGCGAGACTCAAGGACGCGAGTCTCTCCTCCGCAGGTGCATTGCATCTTTTTTTCTTGTCGTTAGAATGTTGGGAAACCTTCCGCAAACCACCGGAAACCGAAATGCCGATCGATAGCTTTACCGGAATCCAGCTCGCAAAAGGGCTGATCTACAAATATAGCCCTGAATTCAAGTTCGGATTCAACTCCGCCCTCGGAAGCACGGAAGAAACAGTCTGGTCGCACGGCGGGATCTATAGCTATCCTGCCGCCGCTTCGGTTATGACGGTCAGTAGCGGGTCAACGGATGACGCTGCCGACGGGACTGGTGCCAGGACGATCAGTCTTGCGGGGCTGGATGCGAACTACGCTATCGTCAGCGAGAACGTCACGATCAACGGGCAGACGGCGGTCAACACGACCCACGAATATCTGCGTATCTTTCGCGCTCGGGTAACTTCTGCCGGGTCGGGAGGCAAGAACGCGGGCAATATCTATATCGGGACTGGGACGGTCACAACCGGCGTGCCAGCCAATGTATACGGCCACATCAGCGCGGGGGAAGGGCAGACGCTGATGGCGCTCTATACCGTTCCTGCCGGCTACACAGCCTATCTTCAGCAGGGCACGATCAGCACCGGGACCGAACAAGCGAACAAATTTGTAACCGCCCGCTTGAAGGTGCGGCCCTTCGGCGAGACGTTCCAGACAAAAGCCGTGGTAACGCTTGCCAATCAATTCATTCCTTTCGATTTCGGGGTGGCTTTAGCAGTCCCAGAGAAGTCCGACATTGAGGCCCGAGCGATTTCGTCGTCTGGCGAGAACTCGGTCGCTATTACGTTCTCACTCATCCTCGAGCAAAATGCCTAAAGGTCAACGCTGGCCGGAGGAAATCTGGCACAAGATCCGCGACGCTTACGTTCACGGCGTAGAGGACGACAACGGCTTCCGTAAATGGCCGACTTACCTCGAACTCGAAAAGGAGTTCGGCCCGCAATACAGCACGATCGCTGTACGCTGCAAGGCTGAGAACTGGCAGGAGCAGCGAGCAGTTTTCGAGGCGAAGCTAAAGGCCGAGATCGACGCCAAAAAGCGAAAGGAACTGCTTAAGGCATCGATCGAGTTCGACACCTCGAGCCTAAAACTAGCGAAGGCGATCCAGTCAGAGATCGGGCAGTTACTTGTTGGCGCGCAGCATCAGCGCAAGCTAATGTCTGAAGGCCTGGAACCGGAGCGCAAGATATTTACCTCATCGTCCCTGTCATCTCTCGCAGCGGCGTTAGCAACCGCGCAGAAAGTCGGGCGATTAGCATTAGGGGAAAGCACAGAGAATGGGCGCGATGTCGGAGATTTCCGGGCAGAGCTTGACGAGGCTCGATCAATTGTTGCAAGGCTCGCCGAGCAAAAGCGAGCAGGCGGCAATACTGGCGTCGTTACGTTGGATCGAGACCGCGCGGCCTAATCAGATCGCTCCAGAAGGCCCGAAAGGAACGAAGGAAGGCGACTGGTCGATCTGGTTCATCAACGCGGGCCGCTCGTTCGGCAAAACGCTCGCGGGCGCGAATTGGCTCGCAGGACAAGCCCTCACCCGCCCGGAGACGATCGGCGCTGTCGTCGCCCCTACTTCATCAGACCTTCGCCGGGTCTGCTTTGAAGGACCATCGGGAATCATCCAAGCGATCCCGCAGGTCTGTCTCTGGAAGGGACGGCTCGACAAAGCGTACAACCGTCAGACGTCGGAACTCGTGCTCTGGAACGGTAGCAAGCTGATGGGCTTTTCTGCGATCGAGCCGGACCGTATGCGCGGCCCGCAGTACCACTACGCCTGGGGCGATGAGGTCGCAGCCTGGAGATACGATGATGCCTACGATCAGCTCACTCTAGGTCTGCGGCTCGGCAAGCATCCGAGACTTTCGCTCACCTCCACCCCGAGGCCGACAAAGCTGATCCGCGCGATCATCAACGATCCCAAAACCTACGTTGTTCGAGGCTCGACGTTCGAGAACGTCGCTTTATCGCAGACCGTGCTCGACAAGTGGCGCGAGCGGTACGAGGGCACACGCTTAGGTCGGCAGGAGTTGTACGCGGAGATCCTAGACGACGTAGAGGGCGCGCTCTGGACGCACAACCTCATTGACCGCGAAAGACGAAAGGCCGAAAATCTGCCGGATATGCGGCGGATCGTCATCGGTATCGATCCGGCGGTAACCTCTGGTAAGGATTCAGACGAGACAGGCATCATCGTTGCTGGGCTGGGCGAGGATAATCGGTACTACGTCCTGGAGGATGAAAGCGGGCGATACAAGCCGGACGAATGGGCGAATCTAGTCATCAAGCTATACCAGCAGCACCAAGCAGATAGAATTGTGGCTGAGGTAAATAACGGCGGGGATTTGGTAGAGCGAATGCTGCGCATTGTCGACAAGTCTGTTTCATACCGCCCCGTCCGCGCAAGCAAAGGAAAGATTACCCGAGCGGAGCCAATTGCTTCGCTTTATGAGCAGAGCAAGGTTTCCCATGTTGGGTCGTTTGCTCTGCTAGAGGATCAAATGTGTACCTATATCGGCGGTGGAGATTCACCCGACAGGCTCGATGCGTTGGTCTGGGCGCTGACTGACCTTTCAACGTCCACCGGCGCGGTGGGCTGGAGGATTTCCTGATGGGCTTTTTCGATCGCTTCCGCCTCAAAACCAAACAGGCTCCGGTTGTCCTCTATTCCGGCGTCTCAAACGCAGCCAATCGGCGTAGTTCTTATCAAGAGTTCGCCCGCGAGGGATATCTACAGAATGCGATCGTGTATCGCTGCGTGAACGAGATCGCTAACGGCGCTGCCGCAGTCGAGTGGAAAGCCTATCGACAAGGCATCGAGATCGATCAGCACCCGATCCTTACCCTGCTGAAGCGCCCGAATCCGCGCAAGGCAGGCGTCGAATACTTCCAGGCACTCTACGCTTACCTTCTGCTGTCCGGGAACTCGTACGGGCTCCACGTCGGCCCGGAAGGGCAACCTCCTCGGGAACTGTACTTGCTTCGACCGGATCGGGTAACGATCATCCCTGGGCAGACGGAAGTCCCGAAAGCCTACGAATACAAGATCAACGGCACGACGCAGGAACGCTACTCGGTCGAGCCGGATGGTTCATCCGTCGTCAAGCACTTTGCGCTTTGGCATCCGCTCGATGATTTTTACGGACTGTCTCCGATCGCTGCCGCCTCGCTCGATATCGACCAGCACAACATGGCCGCCGAGCATAACGTCGGACTGCTAGCCAACGGCGCTCGTCCGTCTGGTGCTTTGATCTTCAAGCCGAAGGACGATACCGGCGCGACCATTCAACTATCGGAAGGCCAGCGCAGTCAGCTCCTGTCAGATCTGGAAATGCGGTTTACTGGCAAGCGTAATGCCGGTCGCCCGCTGCTGCTAGAGGGTGATTTCGATTGGAAAGAGATGGGCATCAGCCCGAGGGACATGGATTTCCTCAGCCTAAAGAACATGGCGGCGCGGGATATTGCGCTCTGCTTCGGCGTGCCTGGGCAGCTTGTCGGGGTGCCTGATTCTCAGACTTACAGCAACGTCGCCGAGGCGCGGCTGGCGCTGTACGAGGAAACAATCATCCCGCTGATGCGGCGGATTGAAAGCGACATCAACGAGTGGCTTTCGCCGCTCTACCGGGATGAAATCCAGGTCGCCTACGATATTGACAGCATCCCGGCAATCGCTGAGCGGCGTCGCAGAATCTACGAGAACGTCATTCAAGGCGTAAACGCTGGCATCATCAGCCGGAACGAGGCGCGGGAACGGCTCGGCCTTGAGAAGGTAGAAGGTGCGGACGATCTCTACATCCCTGCTAACCTTTTCCCGCTGGGGCAAGTATCGGACGAAGGGCTTAACGACGAGCCCACGAAGGCGCATAGCGTCGCGTATGGAAAGCGAATCACCGAGACGTATCCGAACGGTGAGCCCGTGCCGCAGAACCTCCCGGACGCCTACAGGCTGCACTCCTCTTATCGTAAGTGCGCCAACTGCGCTTATATGGATGACGAGTTCTGCGAGCTGTACGACGCCCCTATCCGGCTAGATTACGTATGCAATAGCTGGACGAGCGAAACGGACGAAGCCGGGAAAGCCGAAATCGACCTAAAGCCTACGGAGGCGATGGCCGAAGAAGCAGCAAAGGCTCTTGCATGGCGCGAGGACGGTAATGCTGGCGGCACGCTCGTCGGCGTTGCTCGAGCGAATCAGCTCGTCAACCGTCAGGTGCTATCTGAGCGAACCGTCATGCGGATGCACTCCTATTTCTCCCGGCACGAGGTCGACAAAGAAGCCGAGGGATTCCGACCTGGAGAAGATGGTTATCCGTCCCCAGGTCGCGTGGCGTGGGGATTGTGGGGCGGCGATCCCGGCCAGCGCTGGGCGAAGGCTAAGCGAGACGAGATCGTGCGGCGAGACGATGACGATTCAGACGACGACAAAAGCCAGAAGGCCGAGTTCGAGGTCGGCGACTATGTGAGCTGGGAGGCGAGCGGTGGAACCGCCCGCGGTCGTATCAC